GTGGATCTTAAAGATAATGATGACTTTGGAAAATTAGCAATAAATAATAATTGGAGAGTTGTTCGTTCAACGTCCCCTACACAAGACAAAGCTAATATACGAATGTTATCTGTTTTTAACTCCACGCATACTCTTTACAAGGTTTTAGATATAACGCCGTTATGTCGTAGTCAATACTTCAAACAATCATGTCGTGCACACAAGGTGATTGCCTGGTTAGACCCAGTCACTCAAGTGCTGTGCTTCTTTTTGGTTGGAAAATCTGTGGACTGTGAATCAGTTCGTAGGAATTTTAATGATTATGTTATAAAAGCGATATTCCCTGACACGACCTATACTGAATTTTTGCATTATGGAGGAGTGTATGTAGGAGAAGGCATGGTTTATTTCCCTACCATGACCCACATACCTGTCCCTGGCTCTTTAAAAGCCAAACCCATTGATGCAACTGTAGTAGACGCCGTAGCAGATGATTTACAACCTGATTTGTCTATGACATTAACTGACCCTGTTATGATGCAGAGTGCTAGACGCTCTCAGAATACTGTTAATAGACACCCCACTCTAGATCGCGAAGACCGTAAGGTTAAACCTAAAGATAGTCCCGATGCTCGCCGTAAACGAAGAACGGAAGAATGTACCCCGAAGAGCAAAGGATTGGCTATTGATATACCTTACCGTATTGTGAGACGTGCTGATCGTAATTTTGAACGAGAAACTGATAATTATGTTGCCCGGTCGCTTAACGACAAAGGACAAAAAGTAATCATGACCCTTAGAGTTGATTGTGAAAAATATGATTGGGATAGAAAGAAATCTATTACTCTGAAGCATTTTGTTGATCTTATGTTCAACCATATGCCGTCTAGAGGATATAGAATTGAAAACTATCAAGCACCGAACACTAGATTTGGACGTTCTACTTTAGAGATGTTAATGCATCTTTGTTGTGGAATTAAAGTTTCTAGGAATAAGTCTCGTGCTGCTGTACGATTTAGAAAGATTGATTATAG